GTCATAAAAGCGTCTTCGTCCATCCTGCCGGTGGCTGGGTCGATACTCGTGGTAGCCAACTCCCTCATTCTCTGCTCTTCCTGGCGCTTCCTAGCCATGTCCTCAAGTCCCCGGTATTTAGTCACGGAGTCTAACAAAGATGGACCCTGCGGGCCTTGTAATGGTATAAATCCTGGTCTGAATCCCATAATCGCCTCCTATTGTCCCCACCAACCAGCGGCTCTGCCGCCCATCAGCATGCTTCCGATATTACCGCCCATTCCGAGTAGGTCCATGATGCCCTGCTGAGGAGCCATGTATCCTAAACCTTTAGCCATGCCGATATTACCCATGGTATTAGCCATTCCCTGGCCTGCCTGCATGCCAGCTCCACCCAGACTTTGACTTGCTACTTGACCAACATTTGCAAGATTTGCAAGGCGGTTGTAGCGGTTTTGCATCTCTCCAGAGTAGTTTGCAAGATGGTCCTGAATCGTTTGTCTCTGGAAACCCCGCTCGCCGGCAAGATTGGCAAGATAGTCCTGTCCCGCACCGTACTGTGCCGCACGTTCGCCAAGCAGGTCCTGTCTGTAGTCCCTGCCAGTTCCGTACTTAAAACCCCGTTCGGCTGCTAGATTGGATAAGTAGTCCTGACCAGTTCCGTACTTAAAAGCTCGTTCACGTTCCAAGTCACCCATTAGATCCCGTCCTGCGCCGTATTTAAACCCCCGTTCATCACGCAAATCTGCCTGATAGTCTCTCTCGGCGCCATAGTCAAACGCGCGCTCACCCCTAAAGCGGTCGTAAGCCTTCCCTGCCTCTTCGGAAGCCAGCCCCTGACCGTATTCTGCGAGCGCCTTCAGAGTTCCACCTGAGAGCCGGTTGCCACCAGCCCCAGCGGCGCTTGTAATAGCCTCCTGGCCTTGTTTGAGGCGGAACTGGTATCCGGGGTCCTGAGCGAGATTGTCCAGACTCCAAGAATCCGCCTGGTAGCGTTCTGGGGATAATTCCTCATAACCTGACTGCCTGGCAATTGGATCGTATTCTCGAGAAATTGGTATCTGGTCGTATTCCCTCGTTGCTTCGACTGGCTGATATCCACCGAATTGCTCAAGAGGGAGCCTGTCATACTGCGGCATCTCGATTGGAGTATCAAAAGCCCCGCCGTGAGTATACCCAGCCAAACGGGAAAGCGCGTCTGTGCCAACATCGAGATATGGCTGCTGCATGCCTTTGACATCTTCCCACATCTGGGACTGTAATCCCAATGCGCTTTTTTGCGCTTCTTCCTGAGCCTTGGCCGACTTTCTCCTGGCATATCCCGGAACCACTGTTTCCTTGATCGCTTCGCCAGACCCTTTTACGGTCTTGGCAGTGCTTTGTATACCTTTCCCCAGTTTCGTCTTGGGTTTAGCAAATGTCCCATAACCCGTCACTGCGTCCCGTGTCGCCCCAGTAATGTTAATAGGGTCAACCACTTTTTTCCACCACTTCCTGCCCATAATTCACCCCCGATTAATACTGACTCGCCACCCGTCTGCAATCTTTGCCGTATTCCCTTGTAGATACGGCAGAACCGTCCCACATGTTAGTGTACCCATTATCAATAAATTGATTCACCGCAGACGTGATATCAGAAGACGATAACCCTAAAGCCTCCAAATCTGCCTCATTGTCACTCAAGGCATTATCTTGGCCGGTGGCAAATTCCTCATCAAATTGTTGTTTTATTTCAGGAGCCACTTGAGCCAGTTGAACCCCTAACGAGCAAGCATGTTGGAGCCTGCTCAAAAAATTATGTTGTCTTGTGTTTAAAGCCATTTCTATCTCCTATGTTATTGTTCCACCATTGTTCGCTGTAACAACCCACCCCTCGTTATCAGCATATACCAGTGTACACCCTAATCCTAAAGGGCTGGCGGCGAATGTTATTTGTGTCCCGCCAACCATATTAGTAGGCGTTATTTTAAAACTATCAGCCGCGTTACCCACCGCGACACAATATATATGTTTGATTTGCCCGCTCGTTCCGTTTGCAAGGGTAACATTGTCAAGGTCCGAATCTCCGTTCGTAGTCACTTCAGTGTTTATTGTGGTGAGAGAGGCGGCTACACCCGCGTCTGTCGCTGTAATCTCATCTGGTACACCGTACAAGGCGTGTCTGATAGTAACATTCGCATTCAGCCTTAGCGCCTGGCTGGATACTGTCGCATTAAAATCGCCGTGTATTAATGATTGTACAACCTCGTTAGCCGCTGAACTGCGGTTTTGATTGTCAATTATCAACCGGCTACTGGTGGCGTTATGGTATCCACTGTAAGGGCCAAGGGCTACTGTATCAGATACTCCGTTAGTATAATGAGACTGGTATCCCAAAATAAGATTATCATCATCATTTGAAGTAATATTCAAAAATGCCTGGTCACCGATCACAACATTACGATAGGCATTGTAATAAGTAGTCCCCTTAGCGACTTCGTAACCACCAAAAAAATTGTTTTGCCCAGCGAAAGCCCATCTCGCCGCCCAGCCGCCAATATTAATATTCCGCCTAGCCGACGTGTTATATCCGGCAGAGAAACCTATTGAAACAACCTCAGCGCCACCCGTGCCCAACTTACCTACATCGCGGCCTATCCCTACGACATTATTGCTGTTGCAGTCACGTAATGCAGCCTGTCCTATTGCAACACAACCGCTAAAACTTGTGCCATACGCCATAGAGGCGTATCCGAGAGCGAAATTATCGCTGCCCGCCGTAAGTGCTGTAAATATAAAGCTACCCAGTCCAACATTTCCCTCACAAACGCCGGTCATGCCCGCGCCAATAGCTTCACCTATAAAAACGTTTCGCCTTAGTGTAACAGTGGCGCCAGGGCAAATATCATCGCCGATGATGACGTTTTTATACATAGCGCTTGTCGTGTGGTCACATATATCATGACCTATTAAGACGTTTTCGTAAGACGATGTGGTAGTTTGTGAGCTTAATATCTCCGTCCCGGCAAGCACACAATCCCGGCCTGTCGCCGTGTTGCCCACCATGCCAACCCTAACAGTACTTGTGCCGTCTACATTAAGCACATCCGAGCCATTTATCTGATATGACCCCCCCGAGGGCATGGTGAGAGCGTCGGTACCGTCGAACTCAAACCCAGCGGTCTGGGCGAGGTTGTTAGAAGAATCTTCATACAAAACCCGTTGGGCTGTCCCGCTTGTAATCGCATCACCAATGGTTAGTGCGTGGTCATGTAGCGTTGTGGTGCTCCCGTCCGTCAATTCCTCCATTTCGGCCGCTGTGATATCGGACGCACCGGAGGCTAAAGCCTTCGTACCGTCAGTGAACACCACCCTCGAAGCAGTTAGCCCAGATAGAGTTAATCCCGCATGCGTTGGGCTGGCTGTAGTTTGTATATCCTGATCTATATAACCATGATCCGTACCGTCTGAACTCACATGGGTATAGGCCGCGTCGTAGTTTGTTTTCAAGGTAGAATCAAGCGACAGGGTGATGTAATCCCCTCCATCCGCATAGCCGAGAGTCGCGTCCACCCGGAGTACGCCGTCATTACTCGCTGCGCCGATGTACCCCGCTGTAGCCCCTGAATCAATTTTTACCTTTTCGTCAGCTACGGTGATTGTAGCCCAACTATAAGCTCCTGCGCCATCAGTCTTCAGGTACTGATCCGCCGAGCCGTCAGCGATACTTGTTAAAGCCTTCGATCCATCCGTCGATACCAGACATGAGGCAGTCAAGCCTGATAGCGTCAAGCCTGTAAATTCCGGACTTGCTCCAGTGTGGGTATTTTGTGGGGTAGATAGAGTATAAGTCCCGTCACCGTTATCTGTGACTGTGATTTGATTTGTGGTTCCAGTAAGTCCGACAAAAATCTCTTCACTTTTGTTCCAGATTTCATTATACCACCTGGACCACCTGTGATTAAGCACGGGCCGGCCATTCGCCTTCTCGTAATGCGGTACGGTCAAAGGGGGTGGAGTGATAATGGGCATTAAAAAAACATACTCCTATTAAATCGTCCACGAAAAGATGAAGGAGGTTGTCTCATAGCTAAACCCATAAGACTACTTGGCATTCCACCTCCATAACTTGGCGTACCTCCATATCTACTCCTATACGACGGGGTTGAGTTTGTAGGCATTCCGCCTCCATATGGATTGCCCATAAATTGTGAATGTGATGCCATATTCATTAATGGACTAAATCCTAATGTTCCCAAACTTCCTGGACTACTGCCAACACTTGAAGCAAATTTATTTCTTAGCATCGCTTCTCTATGAGAGGGCTGTAGTGGCATTTGAGATTGTTGATTTCTTTGAAACTGATTAAAAAACATCCTTGAAGGCGGCGCACTCGGCATACCAGGCGGCATACCAGGCGACGTACTCGGCATACCAGGCGGCAGAGTCTGCCTCTGGTATCCTCCGGGTAATCTAAAATTAGACATATCCGTGTAATTCGCTCCCGCATCTGCCTGGGAGATAGGAGCATTGAAATCAAAATTAGACATATCCGTGTAATTCGCTCCATCATAAACAGATCCACGTCCTTCGTCAATATTCCTCATTCCCTCTCTAAGATTTATATCACTGAAATTTATTGGCACTTTGTACCTCCATTACTGTTCAACCACCACATCCACATGAGCTGCGATAACAACAACCTTCACTGGATCGCTTATCGTGACCTTGAAAACCCTGTCTCTCGCCCTTCCTAGACGGTTCCATTTGACCCGGGTGCGGTAAGTGCCGAGTTTCCCGATATCAGCCCACAACTCATTACCCCAAGTGTGGCCACCGTCGTTGGATATCTGGAGCATAGCCTGCGGGTCATGGCCTTGGTCGCCGTCATCAATCAACCCCACACCACATTCCATGTCCAATTCAAACGAGTCGTAAAAAAACCTTTTCCTGTCGTCATGGATGTGTGGGAGGGTGAAGATTCGCTTAATTTCTTGGCCATTATCGGTGTAATAGTCGAAACTGAATTCAAACACACCCGAAGAAACACCATCTTCATAACTGCCGATGTAATTTTTACTGTTAAAGAAAGCAGAACACAAACCGAGATGTCGTCCATTATAGCCTGTCACTGTGTTCAGATGTCCCATCTCGTGCCATAAACCCGTATCCAGGTCGTAAGCCCATGTTGCGTCCCCAGTGGGAAAAGTCAGAACATAAAAAGAATGCCCTTCAATTTTGTACACCCACCCCACCGCGTCACTTATGTCGCTGTAAGTGCGAATTTCATACTCAATGGCGTTGGTTGAAATTCTTATCGGTTCATATCCTTGGCTCATCCACACAACATTCTGCCCCTCAGCTCCGGACCCAAGATAAAACACACGGTCTTGAAAGGATACGACGGAAAATTTCGCTGCCGTGCCCTTGTTCTTAAGCGTTCCAGGCATTTTGAGATACAAACTCGAAGCATTCCCGGTGTCGTACCATGTTTCAATGGTATTCCCCCCAACGAGATAGAGTTCATTCCTACAAGAAGCCAGAGCGAGAAGATCGTCCGGGCTGCCTTCTGCCGTTGCGAAGTTCAACGCGCCCCAAGTGAATCCATCCTCCGCGTCAGACCAGTAGAACTTCCCTGTCGACGGCTCGTTAACAACAAACCTGCCATTTATATGCACTACATGACTGCCCCCAGGATAGTCTGAGTCGGTTATCTCGGTGAAAGTGTTAGTGTCAGTGTCAAAAATCCACCCCTTCAACGCCGTGAGGTCAGCGATGAGGATTTCATGGGTGTTTTCTGCAAAAGTGACCATTCCTGTGCTTGACGATAACGTCCCTCTCGATGTTTGTGTCCCGTCCGTGCCCAACTCCACAAAAGCCGTCCCGGACACCACAAACAGCCGCGCTTTGGCACTGGCAAACATACCTCTACAAGCCGACGTGTTGATGTTCTTGAACAAGTTCAACCCCGGAGTGTGATGAAGTGATTTGACATTCTTTGCATCCGGCGACTCCAACTCGGGATAGACGTTGACACGTTCCTGAGCGTCGATGTCAACGCTTTTGCCTTTGAGGCCCGGGCCGAATAAGGGAATCTTAGGCATTAGTCTCCGCTGAAAAAGTCCGCTCTGTCATATTTGTACCCAGACATACTCAAAGTGGGAAGGTCACTGTGCATCCTTGGAATGTCTAAGTTGACAGTCTTGATCCACCCCTTACTATCCACCGCTGTTTTGATTGCTTCGGATGTCATGGTGGCGCCAAACATGGGAGCTATCTCAACGGCAAGGTTGTAAATCAGGCACCGCTCATAACCCGGAGGGAAACTGGCTGAAGTGCTCAGATTTGTGAACTGTGTCAACTGGTCCCATACCTGCAGATAAAGAGTTAATCCACTCCCAGGATGAGGATACAAGTTAATCGTCCCTAACGGGTAAGCGGCGCGGTAATAGAGGTACAACGGATAAGTGCCATCCGTGGACTTGGCTGTGATAGACGAATACTCATCGTTGTTGATGACGTAAATCGTCGTGTCGGTGTTCTCCGAGTCTCTTGTAAACGCCGACTCGATTTTAACCGGGCGGGTAGTGTCGATATCACCGCCTGAACCGATGGTGTAAGACCCAGTCCCAGATACCAGAGTGTGAGTCCTCTCTATCAGTTGATAGAGCATGAGTCTCTCATTCGCCCAACCATCGAGCATGAGATTTAAAGCCCGGAGGCCGTCAGCGCCTTCAGAAGCACTCAGCGCCTCGCCGGTCTGGTATACCCGGCAGACCTTGAGAGCATCGGTTATGATTTGTCTAGCTGTACCCATTTTCCTCCTTCCATGCTTTAAATTTCGCAGTCTCTACGCCTTTCCTTTTTGGAAGGCCTTTCGTTTCCTTGTGGTATTTTAATTCCAAATCTAGGTCGTTCAAAACTTCCGAGTATTCCTGGCAAGCTTTTTCATGCTTTTCATCCTGTTCTGTAAGTTTTTCTAAGTCAAGAAACCCTGAAGATGTGGTACCGCCGATTATACTTAAACCAAAACCCTCCGGCTTCCTGCCAAGGACGTTTATCTCATAAGCGCCGTATCCATCTTTAAGAACTTTCTCCTCTTCGTCGATGTTCTGCACTACTTTATAGTCCGTTTTGGACTTGTATACCATCTTTGGGTATTCATTCATTTCATTCTCCCTACACAGCCTCCTCGGCCATCAAGATTAAACGGCTCCCATTTGCCGTCTATTTGGTTTAATTTATTCATAACATTATTATTCACATCATCAATTATAGCCCTAGAACCTTTGGCCCAAGGTTGTTTTAGAGGATGTAATCTGTCAGCCCCTAACCATCTCGGAGGACCATCCAAAACGAGTAAATCAATTGTCCACCCCGGATCGCCTTCTCCAATTTTATACCATTTGGTTTTATCATCAATTTCTGTTTTGATGAGGTTTACTTTGATATCGTAAATATCCAACCATTTCTTGGTTCTTTCATACCATGTTTGATCATGTTCCAATGTTATGATATTCAGATTTTTATGTTTTGCTGCGATACCAAGAACCAAAGTGGTCATTCCAGAACCACATTCCAGTACTGTCGAGTTATCAGGCAGGTCCATAACTATATTCCACACCAATTCGGTGTAACTCGATGTCGCCGCCCATGGTTTATTTCCCCATGCATCAGCCAATGCAATAAAATCTTCACTGGAAGAACTATCATCCTCTAATGACTGTATCACATCAGCGAGGCTTACTTTCACATCCTTGTCTGGTTCATGTTTAGGGACTGGGTCTTTAGATTTGGTAGTATGCAATTCCTTCTTTTCGTCCGACGCTAAGTAGTCAAGGAAACATCCAGTCCAGCGCCATTCTCCGATGTGTTCCAATTTCAATTTCGAATCAATAAGCACTAAACCGTTTTCGCTAATCCACTTGCGACAAAATGCTACATCACCACCATCGTATGTCGAAGCGGTATAGCGGCGCTCAAAAAACCTATGAGTAGGATTCTTTCTACCTCGTTTGGTTTGATGCGGAGTTAACTTATCAAACACACTCCGCGGGATTCTCATAAACCCCGTAGGCGCGTAGCTTACCGACAATAGCCCTTTTTTGGCGTTTTCCTCACCCTCATTCTGTAAAAGCTTCCCGACAGGGAATTTTATAGGATATGACTTGAATGGATAAGCGCCGGCTACTATGTTATAGGAATCATGTGAAATTAATTGCATAAGCATATTAGGTTGCCATCGTATGTCGGCATCAATAAAAACTAAATCGGTACATTGTGTTTCATAAAGAAATATTCTACACAATTCATTCCTGCCGTCGTCAACATGACAATTATCTTCCATAATAGAAAGCTGAAATGGAACCCCTCTACGCGTTAGTTCTGAAACGGTCATAGCCAACGCAAAAGCGTATCCAGGTTTGATACGTTCTTTGGCCGGGGTAGCCAAAAAAATAGACTGCCCCGGCCGTGTAACTTGTGGTGACTTATACGTACAACCCATCAGCTACTCGCCAATAAGCTGTAAGCCGTGATCTTAGTAATTAACTGATTAACGGCTTTGGATTGCGCTCGGCTATCAGCCACCAACTTATTAACCGTCTCTGCTTGGAGCTGAGAATCAGTTATGAGTAGGTTGATAGCTGCAGCATTAGCCGCTGAATCAGCCACCAGTTTGTTAATGGTTTCAGCCTGCAATTGTGAATCAGTAATGAGACTATTGCAAGCCGCAATCAACTCGGTTGTAGTAGCTGTTGCCACCTGAACCGCCGTGATTGTAGTAGTATCCACCGTCGTTACCGCAGTCGTATCTACTGTGGTAAGTGTAGTGGTGTCGACAGTAGTCACAGTCGTGGAATCCACTGTGGTGACCACCGCCTGTTGTGAAGTAACAGTGCCACCGAAGAAAGAAATTTTCTCGGTAGCGGCTTTGCCAAAGGACATACCGCTCGGATTGTTATCTCCGATGTAGTTTATCCCGGCCGCGTTTGTATTAGCCATTTTCAGCTCCTTTGGTTAATGTTACACTCCATAGATCCGGCAACCCCAACGAGGAATGACTGTCTTGTACCCAAAGAGTACGTCAAGCCGCAGATAGGAGTCATCGTTGATCCCGTCGTAAAAGTTGATGAGACGCAGGGAAATGCCATCCTCAACCTTCCTCATTGCCGCTCCGGCAGGAACGCCTTTGGGGATTTCGAGGTCGCAGAATCCCACCGCGCCGAAATCAGCGTGGAAAGCCAAGTTCTGCGGATAAGCCGTGCTGGCTGTTCCGATTTCCGTTGTCGCTGCGTTATTGGCCGGCAGTGCGTCGATATTCTGGTACGGCCCGGTGCTGATAAAAGCAGGTGCGACACTCACATTTCCAGCGCCGCCAGCGTAAGCCGCCGTAACAACATAGTTCTGAGCCTGTCCAGTTGACTGCTTAGTCAGAGGGTTAACGGCATTGACATTGGCAATGGTGAAAACATCACCGACAGTCATCGTGCCCGTTCCGGTGTCCACTGCGAGAGTCGAAGACCCTTCAGTCGGCGCGCCGTTCACAAGGTAAGCACCATCATACGAACCGCAAGTATGAGTATCGACGTTCTGAGACATTCCGAAATTGAATCCCAGAGCGTGCACTTTGATAATACCATCGTCATACTGCTGACTCAGCGATTTGGCGTTGTTGAACAATCCGCTCATGTCGTTGACCACGTCGGCCATCGCCTGCGGGTTGAGGATGCAGTACCGCCGTCCATCTCTGGGTGCCGTGCCGTTGTCCAACTTCACACCGGCGTTGAGGATATCAACGCGGTCCACGTTCGTGGTAGGCAGAGTGACAGTCTGGTAGATTTCCTTGTAGGCCAGGTCCATGATAAAGTTATCAATGTAGGCCGCCAAGGTCGCCATCGCCGGCTGAATCTTGGTCCGTCCGAACTCACCCATCACCAGGTCCTGAGTCAACTCGGCGCTGGAGTATTTGATATCAACACCCCGCTGTGTGGCCCTGGTTAAGGTTACATTCTTCTCCTCAACATCCTGCACGTCTATGGTCTTGCCAGAACGCACGGAGAACTCCTGAGGTGTCATGAGCCTGACTGCCTCGCCAGACTTAGCGCCGTGTGACGCGTAAGTGCTATCGTAATGCGCCCCGAGGGCGTTTACAAAGACACTATTGTTTCTGAGTGTGCGGTGCGCTTCTTTCAAGATAAGATCGTGCACCAAATTTGTGTTAGCCATTGCTAACCTCCTTTCGGTCAAATGTGATGCAGTTTATCGGAGTGTGCGCACTAAGGCGATTTTATTGCGTATAACCTGCTATTGTGAATTTCTCCATTTGTTGTACTCAGCCTGAGTCATTGTGGAGATGTTTTTGTTTGCGCTGCCGCCGCTTTTGTCTCTCGACACCGGCGCGGGGGCCTGCGATGGTTTCTTTTCCGGTTTCTTGTTCAGCTTACTCGCCACCTTACCCAGCTCGATTAGACCAGCCATTTGTGGCTTCTGTGCGATCTCTTCAGCGACGTCCAGGTTCTTGGCTAAGTAGTTCACCAGTTTGACACCGTCATCCGACTCAACAATCGCTTGAGCGACGTGTGATGCGTTGTAGAGGCTCAAAACCCTACCTACACGGATTTCATTAGCGTCGAAATCTGGGTTATCTTCAAGTTCTTGTTCCTTTGCGAGTTCCCACTTCTGATTGATTTTTGCGCTGCTCTGCTTCTGCCGGTTGGCTTCGTCTAAAGCCCGAGCCTTCTCTTCGGCGTCGATTTCGGCGCGCTTCTTGTAGTAATTATTGAGTTCTTCTTCAAATTTGTCATGGTCGTCATAGTCGTCAATGTTGGGTTTCTTAATATCGTTCGCGGCTTGTTTTGCTTCTTCAAACCGTTTACGCTCAGCTTCCAGAGCGCGGCGCTCCTCGTGCATCTCCCAGGTTCGCCGGGCGATTTCCTTCTCTCGGGAGAGGTTGCGTTTTGGCTTGTCATCCTTCTTTTCCTCTTTCTCTTCCTTGTCAGCGTCATCAGACGATTCGGAATCCTCTTCCTTGGCTTCCTGTGCAGTCTCTTCAGACTGTTGTTGCTCCTCAGTTTGAACCTCTTGCTCTTCCTGCTCAGCAACAGTTTGCTCTTCACTCATTGACATTTACTCCAGGTTTGGTTGATTGGAAGCTGGTAAAATACTGCGATGCGACACGGGATGCTTCCTTCTCCCGCTCGGATAAAGCTTTAATCTCAGCAACAGCGATGTTGCCCTGTATTTTAAGCCTCTCGACTTCCAACTTGTTAGACAACTCTGCGTTGTTGGACTCAAGTTCTTGCATTGCCGTCTCGAGTTGCTGTGTAAGTGCTTCAATTATCTGTTGGTCCTGTTGTACCTGCTGCATTGCCTGTTGCAAGTTCGCTTGGAGCTGCTTCTCACCGCCTTTTTCCTCCAGAATCTCCGGAGGAATGGTCTTTTTGAGCCTGTCAGCGATTTCCTGAGCGCCTGGCGCATCCATATTTTTAACCATCAGGTCGTAAATCAACGGAGTAACCTGCGGAGCCGCCCTAACAAGCTCCATCATGAACTCGACCGCTTCCTGCCGTTTGGTGTTCCAACCCGGACCCATCGTGACGACAACGTCAAACTCACCGTCGCCGAGGGTAATTTCCTCTCCATCTTCCATTCCACCCAGTTCAAGCTGCTGAGGATCCATCTCCTCGCCAAGGATGGTCACTACCCGGTTTGTATCGTAGTAAACTGGCAGCCAATCATTGACAATTTGGCAAACTTGGGTAATACAGATGCGGGCATTGTCGATATAGTGGTAATTCGCGTTGTCTCCCTGCCGTTCCCTTGCCAAAATAGCTTTGCCGGACGTTTCATTGCCCCTGGCACCGAGGGAAGCGTCGTAAATCCCAGTGACGGCCTTCATATCCTCAACGTAACCCATTTTCGCATTGACAAGACCAGAATCCACCATAACAGGTGGTTCACGAGTAGGTTTAGGGACGAGTGTACCATCAACCGACTTCGCTTTATACGGAAGGAAAGGCGCCGCGTTGTCATTCGCGTTCTGCCAGAACTTCTCATACCCTTCAATCTGTCCATCTGCAATAATGAACGGCACTTTGGGCGAAAAAGCCAGTCTCTCACACTCTTGAGAAGCGGCATAGTTGTACAATTTACAGGAATCCTTCAGGAATCGCGTCAATCCCCGGATTTCAAGCTCTCCGTCGACTTCTTCCTCATACCCAATCATGGGCACGATGGGGATATACTTTCCAGGTATCTCAATCGGGTCCTCAAGAATCTCGAGACTTGTCATCTTGTAGCACATTATATAAGGCTCATCCACTGTCCGTGTCCTGGCGATGTTGGCTTTAACATCTTCCTGCGCTTCTTGAGGTAAATTCTTCAACTCATCCATATAACCCATTACGTTATCATGAGTTACGAACAGTTTGCGTTTCTTAATCCATGTGCAATAGAAGATAGCGATAGTCACGTCGTCATTACTCATCCATGAATTTGTCTGATTAGATGTCCAATGGTCCGGGTGAGCGTCGGGGTATTTCGCTTGGAAGACCTTTTTACTCATTCTGTCGAGGATAAACCCGTATTTTGCGTCCGCATAACTGGTTTCCTCCCGACTCCGGTCCATGTAAACCGAAAAAACGTCGCGGATATACTCAATCACGATCTCTTGGTCGAAGCTCTTACCGGACACCCATTGAGATTTTACATGGATGAACCCACGGCCAGGCCCGACCGCTTTGTCGTATGCCTGTTGAAAAGCATCCTGTGCGCGGGAATTGTTCTGGATGAACCTTATGAGGCCTTTCCGACGCTCGGCAGCCTTCACGCGCTGCTTGGCAATCTCCTCATTGTCGGCACCACGAGGGAGAACGTCCATTGAAGCCTTGTTTTGGCGCATGTCGTTCTTGACATGGTTGAGAAATTGATTTATACGGGGGATATTGAGCATCGGACGACCTTTGCGGAGGTTGTGGTCGTCCTGAGAGTAGACATCGCCGTTCTCAAACTTGATATCGTCAAGCATCAAGCCACGAGCTGTAGCCTCGTAGTCGTCGATTTCTTTCCACAATGCCATAGCATCGCGGATAATTTCCTCGTCTGTAATATTGGGATCGTATTCGCGGAATCCGTCCATGTGCTAACAATAGACGGATTTTTGTCGATAGAATGTGAGTAAAATGTTGATTAATTAATCAACTCTCCAATTCTTCCAGAAAATAATAGACTCCGGGCGAGCGACCTGTCACGTGTATATTGGTTTTCTCGACGAAAAAAGAATCTTCCTTGTTGCCTGGATGATACAGTTTATAACAGGTTTTTGTCTCCGATTCGCAGTGATACACGGCTATAGTCCTATCATCTTCCCAAACTCTCTTCAGAAGATACTCTTTCCCCACTTCCAGAACGGCTAATTCAGGCTCGAGGACTTCTAAATGATTGTACGGGTTATCCAAATTTTTCATTTTACCTCCAAGTTAAGTTATACTATTATAATAGCAGAAAAAAGCGGCTTGTCAAGCGGTTATCGCATCCAACTACCCGTTTGTGGCATACTGAGCAATGATGACAATCCCTCAGCGTCCTGGCCTGGCTTCTTGTACTTGAAATCGTTTAGTCCAGCATAGCAGATGCGTACAGCGTCGCAAGGGTCTTTGAATTTATCCGACTCCTTCTCCCGGCTTCCATCACCCTTCTGTTCTTCCTCCAAACGGTGATTCGCCAAGCTGACAATCACGTTCTTGCAGGCTGGATCCACTGAAAAACTCGGCTCGTTGAACTCAGAGACCGGCGCGTGTACGTTGTAGAGCATGTCAGAGCGTATCACTTCCCGCTGGATGTCGATGTGTTTTTCCCACGGCAACTCGAACTTCAACCCTCCATTATCCTGTTTGGCAAACTCATGGACGATGCCGGAAGTGGCTGTGGACCAGTTGCTCCCGCCGGCACCCTTAGCGAATCGCGTGTCAATGAATCGCTTCTCGATGCGTATTCCATGGTCAATTCCGTCAGTGGCGTAGAGTTCCCGGGCCATGTCAGCCAGTGTCCCGTTGTAAAACAACTTCTTCCGCAATTCCCAGTAGTATCCTCCCAAATCGTCGAAAGTGGGCCATTCTGCGTAGACGTGCTTGTAGAAGTCCTCCGGCCAACGCATCCGTTTGTTCTTTGGGATGACAGCCAGCCAGACGCAGAAAGGATAGTAGTGAGAATGCGGGTCCATAGCCATAAAGCAATTTCCCGTTTCCGCTATCACCTGGCGGTTAAACTCACGGATATGGACCTTTTTATCAAAAGCTGGAAAAACTCTGCCACCAGTCCCCACCGGCTTGCCGAGCCATTTGTGCTCATAAAGTACACGGTCCCTGGCCTTATCCTGCTCCATCTCCTTTCGTAGCACACCGGGAAACCAGGGGTTGTCGTGATAATTGACCTCGACACTGATACAGCCATCTGGTGGATTAATCACCCAACGCTGGTAAGTGTCGTCATCCTCGAACTTGGGATTGAAGCTCACCCAGATTTCTGAATTATCTTTCCGTACTGTCGGTAAGAGTAGTTCCCACGAATCCTTCGAGACGTTGTGAGCCTCCTCAACCCAGGCGCCGTCAAGGCCTTCAAGGGATTTAATCTTATCCACATTGCGAAATAATCCCTCGAAGATGAACTCTGAGCCGTTGTCGCAGCGGATGTGTCGCTTATCCACATGCCAAATCTTATCATAACCCATTTCCCTGATTTGGTCGGCTATGAGACGGTGGACCGATTCGTCTATGGAATTCTGGATTTCCCGGCAACAAAGCCAGCGTTTTGGTTCCTGCGTCAGTTTGACAATCAGCGCCTTAGCGATACTCCAGGACTTGGCTGACCCTCGGCCACCATAACCTATCTTGTACCTTGCCGGCTGAAAGAGAAAGTCAAGCTTCTTGGGAATCTGGATTTTAGGCATCTCTAATCTTTTTAAGAATACCAGCCACAAGATTCTCCATTTCACCACTATTTAGCTGTTCTAAATCTATCCAAGGGCAAATAAATGGGTTTACAAATGTAATCTTGCCAGACTTGATAAATGTTTCCTCTTCTATAGAAGCTAACTGACTACACAATGCCCGAGCTTTATCCAATGATTTTATTTGGATGTTTTTTAGTATTATTTCACTTCGTTGGTTAGGCATCTCTAACAGCTTTTTTCGCCCACTTTTTCACCCCCCGCTCAACGAAACGTTTGAGAGGACGGCCTGATAATCCTAACACGATTGCCTGCTTCTTGAGTTGCAGGGTTTTGAGTTGGATTATGCCTTTTTGTTGTTCAGTCAGTTTGGTCATTATTCTCCGGCGGATGCTGTAAGTGCATATCAGTAACCCTTTTTACATCCTCCTTGAGAACATTAATATCATACTTACTTTTATCTATATTTATAGTTGAAGGATTCGGCGAGGCAGATTCAGCTATTTGCTCCCATTGTTCATGTGCTGCCTCAATTTCAGCTATCCAGTCATCGACGGCCGCCTTCCCAGTAAGTGGCATTTCCCTGCGCTCTTCGGAATTTTGTCCTATAGTGATAACTTGTTCGCCAGTCGTAGCGGGATAAACCTTTCCTGCATTTAGGCCTATATTGTAAAATTCTTCGGGTGATATCACTCCCCAACGAGACGCGGCCTTCCACCGTTCCAATTCTTCATTTAACGGTGCACTTGGCGTCAATGCCTCAACCAACGCCTCAACCAGTTCAGTCTTACTCAGTTCCCAAACCGCGTTGGGGCTCTCGGTGTACAATCTACGGAAATCCTCAAAGTTCATTTCTCTCCTTTCGGTTCAACGAATTCAATCTGTATCTTATCCGGGAAGTGGTGAGTGTTGTCTACCTCTTTCTTGTCAGTCCAGCCCAAACAATTCTTCGCTGTGAAAATAGCAAAGGCCGGGTTGTAATTCCCAAGCAATCCATTCTTGACAAGCACATCCTCGAACTTAGTCTTGTACTTCTCTTTTAAGGACTCCGAAAATTCCTTGTGTTTTTGGAGCCAGAGGTATAGAGTTGATTCGCTAATTTCTAAATATTTGGCTAAATCGCTCCAAAATGGCGGTAGATTGGCGATGCGCTCCATCCGGGTTGTGACGTTGCCGTCCTTGTCCTGCTTGTCCACCGGATTGTCGTAAAATGGCTCGTAGTTGTCAAACCATGCCATCGCTTTATCAAGCATTTTTTGAGAATATTTAGTTGGTCGTCCGGCAGGCATTACTTTCTCTTGCCGCCCTTTTTAGTTCCTTTTCTGCAACCCATGATAGCTCCTTTCGTTACTATAAATACCGAAACTGCTCAATAAGTGAGTAGTTAGTTACTGAGTTCTATAGTGCCGCGGAAGGGTTTGAATGTGTCCATATCCCACTCATCGGAATAATGGCCGACTTCACCATATCCTCCTGTGTTGTTTGTCCGACCCCCGCCGAAGCGGGACGCACAGGGCTTAACGGACCCCTGCTTATTCAATACCGTACTTTTCGCAAACTTCGGGATACATTTCCATCAATTCGGCTTTGGTAAAAATCTCATACGACGTGCTGTTGCTGTCAGTGGCCCAAGCGTGTCTGTCGCCGTCGTAGTTTTCGTTGATGATATCAGTATTCATTTCATCGCGATATTTCCCGGCTTGGTCTTCTGACTCATGTAATTCGAGATCACGGTCACAGTATGACCCCACTGCGATTGTGTACACTTTTTCGATATCGTTTAGCAACTCTTTATAGAGCTTTCTCAGTGCTGTGATATTCGACTTCTTTTCACCGCGATACACTGAAAATGATTTGTAAACATTATTACAAGATTCACGGTAATGAAAATGGACTTCCAAATCTCCTTTTTTACCTTTGACACTATCACCATCCCGAGTGACTTCAAATCCGAGCGAAGTAAGAAAATCATCAACCTCATTTTGTCGACGA